GATGATCTGGTCTCGGATGAAGACGCACGCTCACCGACGGTTATTGCCTCGATTGAGGCCACCGTGCACAAGGCCCTGAAGTTCGCCCTGCATCCCACGAAGTACATGATGATCTGGTCGGGTACCCCGTTCAACGCACGAGATCCGCTGTACAAGGCAGTCGAGTCAGGTGCCTGGTTCGTCAACGTCTACCCGGTGTGTCAGCACTTTCCGTGTACCGAAGATGAGTTTGTCTCGGCATGGCCAGATCGCTTCACCTACACCTATGTGAAAGACATGTACGACGACTCGATCAAGTCGGGAAAGGTGGACACCTTTAACCAAGAGCTGATGCTGCGAATCATGAGTGATGAAGAGAGAGTGATCAAGGACTCGGACATCCTGTGGTACTCGTTCGATGCGTTGAACCGCAACAAAGGAACCTACAATTTCTACATCACCACCGATTTTGCCACGAGCGTAAAGGAGGCCGCCGACTTCAGCTTTATCTCGGTCTGGGCCTACAACTCGAAAGGGGATTGGTTCTGGGTGGACGGAATCTGTAAGCGCCAGACCATGGACAAAAACTGGGATGACCTGTTTCGCCTGGCTCAATTGTGGCAACCCAAGCTGGTAGGCCTTGAGATCAGCGGACAGCAGCAGGCGTACATCACTTGGGTCATGAGCGAGATGATGGACCGAAATATCTGGTTCACGCTCGCCTCCGACAAGACCACGAACGAGCCGGGTATTCGCCCGAACACCAACAAGCTGGATCGGTTCAGTGCCGTGCAGCCCTGGTTCGCAGCCCACCGGATGTACTTTCCGATTGAGAAGAAGAACAGCCCTGAAATGCTGGAGGCCATGGACGAATTACGTTTGGTGGCCAAGGGCGGTATGAAATCCAAGCACGATGATTTTCTGGACACCGTGTCCATGCTGCCACTGCTGTCTGCGTGGAAACCTTCCGAAGAGTCACCGATGACTCTCCATGGTTCGGGCGGGAATTCTTACTGGGAGTTGGACGACTCTCACGAAGAACCCAGTGCCTATGCCTCCTATATTGTCTAGCCGGAACACCCATGACACTCCAAGATATTTTTGATGACCTCGCCTTCGGTGAGCTTTCGCAGTTGGCAGTAGGTAGCCAGAATCGGGACATCCCCAGCACCGATCCGCAGATCTGCGAAAGTGACAGACCGGGAATCATCCGCCATATCAACCTGGGGCTCAATGCGCTGTACAAGCGTTTTCGCCTGGCGGAAAAGAGCGTGGAAATCCTGCTGCAGGAAAACAAATCCAGCTACATCCTGAACAGCCGGTTTGCCCAGACCAACATCGGGTCCAATGAGCCGGTGAAGTACCTGCTCGATAGTGATGACACGTTCGATGACACCCTACTGAAAGTCGAGGATGTCTACGCGTGGATGGGGGACTGCTGGAAGCTGCTCCAACTGAACGAGACCAACAACCCCACCTCTCTGCGCACGCCCACGATGTTTACCCTGGTGGTGCCCGACGACTATGGCCTGCAGGTGGTGCCCGAAAAGCTCAAAGTGAAGTACCGCGCCGCGCATCGGATGCTGGATCCACAGATCGCTACTTACTCGGCCATGGAGGAGATCATAGATCTACCTTCAACCCACCTGCCGGCACTGCTGTATTACGTGGCCTCGCGCATCATGAATCCGGTTGGAATGATCGAGGAATTCCACTCAGGTAACTCCTACTACGCGAAATATGAGGCCGAATGCCAGCGACTGGAGGGGGAGAATTTCCAGATCGATGATCAGGAAATGAACTCAAATTTCTGTCGCCAGGGCTTTATCTAACATACAGACCCCAATTATTTTCCAGAAGCATCGATTCGAGCGTGCTGGAACCGGCGCAGCCGGGCCAGTAGCGTTGAATCGATGCAACTTCTGAAGACCCTACGATGTAGAACCAAACCCACCTTCACCCCGCTCGGTACTCGCAAGGGTATTGCTCAGGGAGAAGCTGGGATGCTCTGCCTTGAAAAACAGGACTTGTAGTAAACAGTCTCCGGTTTTCCATTCGATAGGTTTGTCATTCAATGCGCGAAGACACGCGCGCCACTCACCAGTGAAATCCGAGTCGATAACACCGACGGTGTTGTTCAACATCAACCCCTCTTTCGTGCCTCGGCCAGAACGTGGCAAAAGAAGTGCTACCCAACCTGAAGGAACTGTTGCTGCAAAGCCTAGTTTGACCCAGATGCCTTCAGAGCCTTTTGGAGGAATAAGCCCAGGCTGGCACATCGAAAGATCGTATCCAGCAGCACAGATAGAGCCCTGTTTTGGCAGGACAAAGTTCTCATGGAGGGGTTTGATGACGCAGTTCATTTGTGTCTATTGTTCAATTAGTATCCCCAAGTTGTCGATGTAGTTACAGAAGTTCTTGCAGCACTAATCGAGATATCCCAAGGCATGGCAGAAGCAGCGATGATGATCGACGATATCCAAAACGCATTGCACGACGAGATGGGTGATATCACTGTCGATTGGGCAAAGCCGCCAAAGCTCTCAGCACTGAAAGGGGATCTGGAAGAAGCACAGCAGGACCAACAGGTCCACGTTGGCAAGATCAACGGTTGGCTCGACAACTTGATGATTCGAGGAGATGCCCAGGTAACTGGGGTCAAGGCAGGACGTAGTAAGGTTGTCCCACGCTTGATTCGAAAACAAGCCGAATGGCGTTACGCGAGTCTGACGGAACCCTTCATCGCACCCAGAGATTTGTTCAAGGCAAGCCCTGTTACTTGGGATGACAAACAGGCCGCGATCCAGAATCAGCTGACGCTGAACAATCAATTCAACCACCGTATTGACCGTGGTGAATTCATTGACGAGTACGTGCGTACAGCCGTTGACCAGGGCACGGTGATTCTTCGCACTGGTTGGGTGTTTGAAGATGAGACTGTCGAAGAGGAGCAACCGGTCTTCCAACTGGTGCCAGACCCGGAGTTTGGGCAAACACTCCAAGAGGTAATGCAGCTCCAGCAGCAGAACCCGAATGCGTATGAGTTCGATGTGCCCATGGAACTCAAGGCTGCTGTGGAAGCCTCCCAGCAAGCCGGCCAACCGCTCCGACCTGTTGTTACTGGTTCAGAGATGGTTAAGCGTCAGCGCATTATCAAGAATCAGCCCACGGTTGAGGTCTGCGACTATCGAAACGTGTATGTGGATCCCACCTGCAACGGCAACATCGACAAAGCCAACTTCGTTATCTACTCCTACGAGTCGAGCAAAGCCGATTTGGAGAAAGACGGTCGATACTCGAACCTGGACAAGATCAACGTTGATACGAACAACGTTCTGGGTGACCCGGATCACGGGGCATCCGATGCAACCCGGAATTTCAACTTCCGTGACAAGGCCCGGAAGAAGTTCGTCGTCTACGAATACTGGGGTTTTCTGGACGTCGAGGGCGATGGTGTCCTGGTGCCCGTGGTTATCAGTTGGGTGGGGAACACCTTTGTCTGGGTAGCCGAGAACCCATATCCCGACAAAGAGCTGCCCTTCATTGTCGTCAAGTACATGCCTGTCGCCAAGTCACTCTACGGTGAGCCGGACGGAGCACTACTCGAAGAACATCAACAAATTGCCGGTGCCATCATGCGCGGCATGATCGATATCCTCGGTCGCTCCGCCAATGCCCAAACCGGGCGTCGACGTGATGCGCTGGATACGACCAATAAACGCAAATACGACCGAGGCGAAGACTACGAGATCAACGGCAACGTGGATCCACGCCAGGCGTTCTACATGCACACCTACGCCGAGATCCCCAATTCTGCACAGTTCATGCTGCAGTTGCAGAACCAGGAGGCTGAAGCGCTGACCGGCGTGAAGGCTTTTTCTGGTGGCTTATCCGGTGATTCGCTGGGCGACGTAGCCACCGCTGTCAGAGGGGTACTTGATGCGGCCTCCAAGCGCGAGCTGGGCATCCTGCGTCGCCTGGCAGCCGGGCTCATCAAAGTGGGGCGCAAGTTTGCCGCCATGAACGGTGAGTTTCTCTCGGATACGGAAGTAGTTCGAATCACCAACGAAGAATTCATTCCGGTACGCCGGGATGAGCTGAACGGTGAATTCGATTTGGAATTGACCATCTCGACAGCAGAAGAAGACGATGCGAAGGCCAAGGAACTCGCATTCATGTTGCAGACGATGGGCAATAACGTGGACTTCGGTGTGACCAAGAAGCTCCTCGTTGAGATGTTCAGATTGCGAAAAATGCCAGAGCTTGCCGAGGCAATCGAACAGTACGAGCCCGAGCCTGATCCGGTCCAGCAAAAGATGCAGGAACTGCAGCTGGCGGAACTGGAAGCGAAGATTCAATTGCTCCAGTCACAGGCGATGGAGAACCAGGCCGAGGCTGAACTCGATCAGGCGAAAGCCCAAGAGTTGCAGACCAAAGCGGACAAGAACGATCTGGAATTCATGGAGCAAGAATCCGGCGTCACTCAAGAGCGCGACCTGGAGAAACTCGGCGTACAAGCCCGAGGCAACATGGCACTCGAAGAGCTCAAGCAGAACAATCTGCGCGAGATCAAGCGGCAGGATCGAGAGGCAAAAACACAAGACACCCTACTCAGCAACTACCTGAAATCTACAACCCAGAACTCCTCCAAGTAACTCAGATAACAGGGAAAAACCGTCATGACCGATCACGATCAAGAAGCCGATATCGCATCCATCAATCTCACCATCGAGCAGGCACAGGCAAGTGTTTCACTTGGCCAGGCTCTGGAGAGACTCGAACAGAACGCAGATTTTCAGCGTCTGATCATGCAGGACTACATGCGTGAGCAACCCATCCGCTTGGGTCATTTGCTCAGTGATCCGTCCATGCAAGACAAGGCCTCACAGAAGAAGATCGTCACCGAGCTGAAAGCTATCGGGGACTTCACCACGCACTTGCGCATGATCTTTCGCCGCGCACAGATGGCTGCAGAAGCTATCCGTGTCAATGAAGACGAGCTTGCCAGTATCTATGAGGATGACGCCTCAGTAGCTACTGCAAGCGTCAGCTGATCATGATGTCCGAGAGCGCTATGGCTACCGACGAACTGGAAGACAAGCAGGATGAGCAAAGCTTTGCAGAGCCAGACGAGCAGTCCACCCCCGAGGCAGAGCAGGGTAATCAGGAAGATAGCTCCGACGAGGAAACAAACCCGCTTGCGCTCTCGGATGAGGAGATTATGGCCATGGATGATCCGGCAGATCCTGCTGGTGAATCCGACTCCGAATCCGATCCAGATGAGTTTGATGACTCCAGCGCAGAGGCGAAAGATCCAGCCGATAACGCTGCAGCCTCCGATCCTCACTCGGGTGGTGAAGAGTCCGCTGAAGGCGATGACGACACCGCAAATGCCGAGCGTGACATATCCGCAGAGCACGCCAAGATCTTCGCGCCATTCAAAGCCAACGGGACCGAGCTCCAACTAAACTCGCCCGAAGAAGTGATCAGCCTCATGCAGCAAGGGGCTAATTATCACCAGAAGATGGAGAAAATCTCTGGGCAGATGAAGACCATCAAAACGCTTGAAAAAGCGGGTATTGATGGTGAGAAATTGAATTACCTGATCGACCTGCACAACAAGAACCCGCAGGCAATCAGCAAACTACTCGCGGACTCTGAAATTGATCCTATGGATCTGGAGACCGAAGAGTCAGAGCAGTATCGCCCCAAAGATTACGCCCCATCCGAATCAGACATCGCCCTAGATGAGGTCCTTGATGAACTCAAGGAAACTCCAACCTTTGGCGAACTGATTGATGTGGTCGGCAATCAATGGGATGACTCCAGTCGTGAGCACTTAGCCAGCAACTCCGAATTGTTGCGGACACTGAATACCCATATGGCCAGGGGTGTTTATTCCGTCATTCAAACGGAACTGGGACGTGCGCGCGCACTGGGTCAATTGCGAGGGTTATCCGATCTTGCCGCGTATCAGCAAGTCGGAGCGTCTATTCAAGCGCGAGGTGGGTTTGATCACCTAGCCACTCAGGAAACAGCAACAGCTGACCCTGTGCAAGGCGACACGATCACACCTGCACAAGCTGCGATTACGCTCCGTCCAACGCAGAAAAGTGGGGATCAAAACCTTAATGCTAAGCGTCGGGCAGCGAGTCCGACTAAAGCTGCATCAAGCTCTGCCAAGTCATCCAGCAAGGTCAATCCACTGGGTATGTCGGACGCAGAATTTGAAAAGCAAATGGGTTCTATCCTTCAATAACTACTAGCTGAGAATAATCATGGCCTACACAGGCAATGCAGTACAGTCGTACAACGATCCTGCAAACGGTACCGCATCGACTATCGGTACCCAAATGCACGACTTCTACTATCAGAAGAAAGCTCTGATTGAGATGAAGCGTGAGCAATACTTCCAGCCTCTGGCTTCAAGTATCGCCATGCCCAAAAATATGGGCAAGCGCATCAAGCGTTTTTACTACATCCCACTGCTCGACGACGCCAACCTGAACGACCAGGGCATCGATGCAACCGGCGCTGTCATCACTGACGGTAATCTCTATGGTTCGTCCAAAGATATCGGTTCCATTCCTGCCAAGCTGCCAACTCTGACTGAGCATGGTGGTCGTGTAAACCGTGTGGGTTTCGCACGTCGTGAGATCGAAGGCACCTTCCAGAAAATGGGCTTCTTCTCGGAATACACTCAGGAGTCTCTCGACTTCGACAGTGATGCCGAGCTGATGATGCACATGACTCGTGAGACTATGTTCGGTGCGAACGAGATCGTGGAAGACATGCTGCAGATCGATTTGATCAACAACGCAGGCATGATCAAGTATCCAGGTGCTGCCACCTCGATTGCCACCGTTGACGATACCGAGATCACCTACAACGATCTACTGCGTCTGCACATCGATCTGAACCAGAACCGTACACCTCTGCGAATCAAGGCCTTCACCGGCACTCGCATGATCGATACCCAGACTATTCCGGGTGCTCGTGTCATGTACATCGGCTCTGAACTGCAGCCCATGTTCGAGGCTATGAAGGATCTGCACAACGAACGTGCGTTCATCCCGGTCCAGAAATATGCCTCGGGTGGCACTACGTTGAACGGTGAAATCGGCACGATTGGCTATTTTCGCCTCGTCGTTGTACCCGAGATGCTCCACCGGGCCGGCGCGGGTGCTGACTCCACGGGTAACACCACTCACTACAGCACGGGCTCAAACTTCGATGTTTTCCCTATGCTCGTGATCGGCGAGGAGTCATTCACCACGATTGGCTTCCAGACTGACGGGAAGACCGCCAAGTTCAAGATCTTCCATAAAAAGCCGGGTAAAGAGATGGTGTCTCGTGAAGACCCTTTCGGAGAAACGGGTCTTTTCAGCATTAAGTGGTACTACGGATTTATGGGTTTACGTACAGAACGACTAGCCGTTGTCTACACCGCAGCCAAGATGTGATCCATCTGTAACTGCTCTACCTGGGTGCGCCTCCTGAGCACCCTAGTTTCCCCGACTCACATAAACGCCTTTCGCAAAGCGTGGGTCGGGGGAGCTTTCTCCCTTTCAATGACAACGAGACTTCAGACATGACCGACGAGAACACCAGCTACGACGAAGAGCTTGAAGACGATTCCGAAGAGATGAGCGAGGCACAGATGCGCCTGGCTGATCTGAAGAACCGTGCAGACACACTGGGTATCAAGTTTCATCCCAGCATCAAGGAGGAAAAACTACTGGCGAAGATCAAGGAGGCAATGGAAGACAATGCTGTTGCGCCGGTCGAGACCGAAGGTGCCATGCGTACCAAGAAGCCAGATCTGGTCGCACTGAAGAACGAGGCACTGAAGCTGGTGCATGTGCGCATTACCTGCATGGATCCGATGAAAAAGGAATTCCAGGGTGATTACTTCACCACCGGTAATTCACTGATCGGCACGATCAAGCGCTTTGTCCCTTTTGGCGTGGAGTGGCACGTTCCCCAGATCATGTTGAACCTGATCCAGGAGAAGGAGTATCAGATGCACACCACAAAGAAGAGCACCAATGGAATGGAGACAAACGACTCACGCATGGTCAAGACCTATGCCGTCGAGATCCTGAAACCGATGTCAAAAGAAGAGCTGAGCGAACTCGCCCAGCGACAAGCGATGGCTAAAGGAGCTGCCGCGTAGTTTCGTTTCTCATTGTTATTCCCTCGTAGCGGCCAGACTAGCGAATCCTGCAAATGCCTGAAATCACCATCAATGACCTGACTACCGTCGAACTGGACGGTACGGGCGTTTTCGATATGCTGATGCGTGCTGCCAGTGGGCACATGCAGCTTGAATTCGAGAAGGGTCGCATACGGGGACCTGAATACTCTCAGGTCTATCTCTCGACTCTGCAGGCGACCATGGATCAGTCCATACGCTTCCTGCTGGAGAAGAACAGTGCCGAGCTGGTAGAGAAGCAGATTGAGCTGGCCGAGAAACAGCTCCTACAGGCGGACAAGGACCTGGAGCTGGCTGATAAAGCCATTGAAAAAGCCGACAAGGAAATCGACCTGGCACAAGCCCAGATCGACAAGATGCTCTTCGACCGGGATTTGTCGGAACAGCAGGTAATCAACCTTGCCGCCGAGGCACTGAACATTCCCAAACAGGGTGCCATCCTTGACCAGCAGAAGCTGAATCTGGTCTGTGAGAAGGCTAAGTGTGATGCTCAGGTATTGCAGATCCAGGCCGAGACTCTCAACGTGCCCAAGCAGGGCGCAATGATCGATGCGCAGATCGACGTACAAGAGCAGCAGAAGATCAATCTGGTGTCTGAAGAGCTTCGTGTGGATGCCCAGACTTCCCAGATCAACGCTGAAACGCAGAACATTCCCAAGCAAGGCGCATTGCTTGACCAGCAGGTACTCAATGCTGAGCAGGATGTGTTGCTCTCCGAAAAGCAAGTGGAGAAGCTGGCTGCCGATATCACCTTGGTGCCCAAGCAGGCCGCACTGCTGGATCAACAGGTATTGAATGCCGAGCAAGACGTGCTCATGTCGAAAAAGCAGGTCGAGAAAATCACTGCTGATATCACGCTTATTCCCAAGCAAGGAGCTTTACTGGATCAGCAAGTGTTGAACGCCGAACAGGAAGTGGAGCTCTCCGAGCAACAGGTCCTGAAGATCGCTGCCGAGGTGCTGAACATACCGAAGGAAGGTCAGCTGATCGATGCACAGAAAGCGGTACAGACGCAGAACGTTGTGAACTTGCAGTGTGAGGAGTCCAAGTGCCAGAAGGAGGTTCTCAAGATTGCTGCCGAGACGCTCAACGTGCCCAAAGAAGGTCTGGTCCTCGATGCGCAGGAATGCAAGTTGAAGGGCGAGTTTGATCTCCTGGTTGAGCAAAAAGCACAGGTCATCAACAACGCTCTACTCATTGCCCAGAGGAAGATTACCGAGTCTGCACAGACACAGGGCGGGGTGGCCGATGCTACGTCAGCTATCGGACGACAGAACGAGGTACTGCGACTGCAGGGCGAGGGTCACAAGCGATTGGCCGAGCAGAAAGCTGCCGACATTGTGGGCGATCTTCTCAAGGTGGCCATGGGCGTCACAGCCGAGGCCAACACCACCGATGCAATCAGCCCCTCTCAAACGTCAGCGGTGTTTACCAAGTTGGTCAATGGTCTGAACTACTAGGGATATGAGTGTATGGGTTGGCCAGGATCACCAAGTTATCGGGTTACGACCGCAACCGTAGCCAGCCGGCTCATCGGGGATGACCTCGTGGAGGATCCATGGAAGATCATCCCGCTCACAGCCTCGGTCAACAATGCCAAGATCTCGGACGTATTCCTGTCCGAGGTCACTCTCGGGCTGGGGGCTCGTACCGCGAGGGCCTTCAAGCAAGCGAAAAAGCCTGACAAGTTTGCGCCTGGATTGCCAGTGCATTCCATTATCTCGCGCTCCGTAGGAATTGACCTGGTTCGAGCCCATCTGGAGTCTTTGCACGGAATCGGGGTCTCCATCGATTACCACTACTTTGCGCCATTGAACATGGCCCACGCAGGTAGTCAGTGGCTTGTCGATACTCATGGTTATCTGCCAAGCGCCAATCAAGTTGGTGGGCAGTCGGCGATCAAAGGGGTGCCTGTCTATCTGGAGCACATGCTTCTGCAGCTCAATGTCTTCGAGGTGGAGGACGTGGAGGAGACTCCGCTGGATGAGCTACCCAACTGGGAAGGCCCGGCGAATTCGCGCATTGTGCCGTGGGACAACCCTTTCGCCGCTGATGAATCATGGTCTCTGGTGACCGATGCGCAGAGCAAGATCATTGTGCACCTGGCGTACCTGTCCATTGATCCGATTGCAGGGACTGCCACCGAGCAGGACTGGACTGCGAACGGGATCCCGGAGCTGGCTGTAGTGCCCAATTCTGAAGATCCCCTGGTGCAGGCATATGGCTACAGTTTCGAGGCGGCCTACGGGCTGACAGGCGCGCCTATCGAGGATTTCCTCGTGCGCTACACGATGGAAGTCACGCTCGATGCACTCGGGCTCGATGCACTGAGCAAGACCTACTTTCAGACCAAGTATCGCGTGCTGCAGGGGGCGGGGCTGGGCACTGTGGGGTACTTCACTCACGAGATGGGAGCCGGGACCCTGCCGGAGCTGGAAGCCACCGCGACACGGGGGCGGACGACAGCTGAGTTTCTGCCCTGGATATTCTTTCGCCAAGACTTCGAGAATCTGGCCACCGAGGACAAAGAGGACTCGACCGCATACAAGCAGGACAAGCATCTGATGCGCACTCTGGGCATGGACTATCAGGACTATGCCGATGCGATCTACGAGTCCCCGGATCTGGCCGATATCTCTCAGGCCTTCTTCATGTTTGGTGTGCCCATCGATTCGGATCGGGATGC